GTCATCCATTAGTTTTCATACGGGATTAATCTTTAGAACAGACGAGAATGTTAGTATGCTCACAATAAATCCAGTAAATTATTTTAATGATGATTTTGAAACAATGTCTAGTTTGATATCAACATCTTTTTATGATAACCCACTTCCATTGGCGATTAAAGCAAAATCTTCGAATAAAAAAATAACAATAAGTGCTGGTACTCCACTTGCAACTATAATTCCTATATCTTTGTCAGATCTAAATAACTCTAATATTACAATGTATGATTATTCTGACATTGATAGAAAAAGAGAAAAGTCCAACATATCTTACGGGGAAGCAGCACAAGTTATAAACTCTTCAGGTCAGTGGACAGACTGGTATCGAAATGCAGTAAACGAAAATGGAGAAACCTTGGGTTCTCATGAAGTAAAGACATTAAAACTTAGTGTTACAGACAACACGGAACGGTGATATAATATGAATATGCAAGAGTCACAAGATGAATACAAAGTTGTAACACGAAAGCCTTCAATGACCCCTTCTGGTTGGTTTGGCGATAGCAAGGATATGATTGTTGAATTAGAAAACTTCATGACACAAGAAGAGATAGAGTTTTTAGAAAAGGCTGCAAAATCTTTAACAATTTGGGATGTAACAGAAAGCCATGTTAACGAAAACGGAACTGTAGTTTATGAAGCAAGTTATTGGAAAGATAGAGTTTGTACAAGCCCATCTTTAGATAAAAATGATCCAACTATTGCTCCAATGATTGCTGGATTATTTCAAAGACTAAAGCCAATTGTTGAAAATTTTTATAAAGTCGAGGTTATTCCTACAGGAACAACTATTGTTAGATGGCTTCCAGGGCAACTTCAAAAGCCTCATGCAGATAAAGAATTACATGAAGGTCCAGATGCTGGCCTACCAAATGATTTTCCAAACTACGACCTATCCAGTTTGTTTTATTTAAACGATGACTACGAGGGTGGAGAACTATATTTTCCAAATCAGGGAGTCCAGTTTAAGCCTAAGAAAGGCGCTGCTTACTTTTTCCCAGGAGATATGAACTATATTCACGGAGTAACAGAGATTAAGAGTGGCATCAGATACACATGTCCATTCTTTTGGGAGATAGTAAAACATACTGGAGATAGACAACCATGATAAATAATGATCTAAACCCAATTGAAGTTTATCCTAAAATATTTGTTTACAAAGATGTCTTTAAAAACATTAATGCCACATATAGCCAATTAAAAGAATCTAATGGAGAAGAAGATGGTTTGTTTAGTCCTTGGACAAAATGGTCTCATTTTGGAGAATATCTAAACCCTACTTTTACAGATCATCCACATAGGCTAAGTGTTGACTACCTTGAAAAAATAGAAACAAAAACAGAAAAAGAAGAACTACAAAGAGTTGCAATCCTTGAACTTTTTAAGAATTTTTATTTAGTTACTGAAGACTATGCTTCACGCAATGGGTTAGATCTTGACAAAACAAAAACAGTCTTGTCAAATGATGGAGAACTTAAAGAAGAATGGCAGATGACTGGACCATCTATAGCAAGATATAGAACAGACATTGATGATCCGATTGCAATGACATATCATTCAGACTATATCAGAGAGCCCATAATTAGTCCAGGATACAAGTTTGCCATAACAGCCCTTGCTTATTTTAATGATGATTATGAGGGTGGAGAAATTGATTTTATTGTAAATGGAGAGGCATATAAGTATAAGCCAGAGGCTGGAGACTTTCTTGTTTTCCCTTCTGGGCACCCTGAAATACTAAAAAATGGAGATAGTGTGTATCTCCATGGAGTAATGCCAGCAACAGGGGCAAGTAAATATCTTTCTAGGATGTATTGGATGAAATATTCTGTAGGCGATCCTGAATGGTTTGAAAAAGAAAAAGAGTTTGGTAAAGATGTTTGGTCAGAAATGCAACCAGATATTATGCAAAAATTTAGAGATGAAAATCCTAATAAAAGCAATGCTGACAAAGAAAGAAGAATACAATGAATCTAGAAAATAAAAAAAGAATAACTAAGGATATAGTTGTTTATGAAAACTTTATTGATGCAGAGACTGCTTCTAAACTTGTAAAAGTTTTAGATAAGCATGCAGAACTTGGGCTGATTACCTGGATGCCTATATCTTTCTATGAGTCTTATTCCTCAGTATTGCCACAAGACAATGATGAGCATGTAGAAAACGAAGGATTGCCAAGCGACATATTTTCACAAATGAAGCAAGGAATTATTGAGGCAGTTGCAAGTGTTCACGATCTTGATCCAAAGATAATTTCTCAAATTGGATACCATACGCAAAAGTGGGAGCCAGGAGCATATGCAAGAAAGCATTCTGATAACACTGATGAGCATGGAAAATCTGGTGCCTTTACAAGAAGCAGATATGCAGCATTCTTATATTTGAATGATGACTTTGAAGGTGGAATGTTGCAGTTCCCAGACCAAGACATAAATCTTCAACCTAAAGTTGGAATGCTTGCTGCATTTGACGGGGGATTTAACAATATGCACGAAGTAACCCTTATCACTAGTGGAGTTAGATACACCATTGGTTCATTCTGGGATGATCGTGAAGAGGACGCTTACCCTCAAGAAGTAAGAGATGCTTGGGCTGAAGAGATGAAGGCCACCAGAGCACAACAAGAAATTGAAAGAGCAGAATGGCAAGAGTTGCTAAAGCAAGGTTGGAAACTTGATGCTGACGGAAATAAGTATAAGGCGGAGGACTTGTAAGTGGAAGTTTTTTTAAAAAAGCAGTTTGATGATGCTGGATACAATACTGAGGTTTTTCATGACCAAATTTTGTTTGTAAAAGATTTTTTGCAACCAGAAGAGTTGGACACTATTTTAGAAATAATTGAAACAACTCCAAATGAAGATTGGGCTATAGAGTATACAAAAAATCTTGCTAGATTCTGTATGGAAAAGTTTGGCAGAGATGATGTGGATAACCTTGTTGCAGAAGGAAAATTTGAGATTACTCGTGGCTGGGAAGATAAAAATTTAAACATTACAGAAGAAGAAATTAGTCGTATTTTGCAAAAAAGACTTGGAGACCTTCTTAGGATTTCAGATCCTAGCCTAGAACTTGCGGGATTTGGAACATTACAAAGAATGCAGCCAGGGGTAGAACTAAAAGCACATACAGATCAGGTTACCGACCCATCAATTAAATATGCTGCTATACTGTACATAAACGATGACTACAAGGATGGGACTTTGTTCTTCAATAATAAAGAAAATTCAGACTTGAGGCCAAAACCAGGAACATTGCTTATTTTTCCAGGAAACGAAGAATATGAGCATGGAGTAAGGTTTGTAGGAGAAGGTCCTATAAGGTACGTCACAGTAGGGTTTATAAAAATTTCAGGTTTTTATAAAGAAAAAAAATACTAAGGAGATCAACTATGAATAAAGAAATACTTGAAGAAAAGGTTTACTATTACACAGATGTAATTGAAGATCCAAAGAAACTTGTTGACGCTATTGAAAATGACAACAACGACCCTTGGGGCGAATGGATGGCTTGTAGCGGACAGCACTATGTCTATGGAACAGATAAGACCATTGCTTTAACGGCAGAGACAGACGAAAAAAACAAATACATCTATGATACATTGCAAAAAGCATTTGACGATGTAGCAAGAGACTATGCTAAAGCACAAGGTATTACAGATGAGCCAAAGTTATTTCCACAGTATCCAATTAAGAAATATCAAGCAGGCACCTACATGGGCGCTCACTTTGATCAGCAAGAAGGAGACGAAAGACTAAAAGTTTCTTTTGTCATGTATCTAAACGATGATTACGAAGGCGGAGAGATATCCTTTACTATTGCTTCACCAGATGGTGTTTTGCAAAATGCAAGCCCAGAATCAGACTTTGCTGAAGCAGAAAAAAATGGAAATTATACATTTGCTGTTAAGCCAAAGGCTGGAAGCATTATCGTGTTTCCTCCATCACCACCATATCACCACACTGCACATCTAGTAAAAAGCGGTGAAAAGATCATGGTACCACAACACTGGATTCACTAATATGTCAACTGGCTATCAAAACTTTAGCGAACAAGAACAGTTCGTTTTAGATCTTCTTGATAACAAAAAAGAAGGATATTATGTAGAACTAGGTGCTGCCCATTCAAAGAATGGAAGTAACACCTACAGACTTGAAAATGAGTTTGACTGGAATGGCGTTTCTTTTGAGATAGTTCCAGAACTACACAAAGAAGTTTCTGAAAACAGAAAAAATCCATGCATCCTTGGCGATGCCACAAAGTTTGACTATATCAAATACTTTGAAGAAAACAACTTTCCAAACCAGATAGATTATCTTCAAGTAGACATAGATGCTGGATATCAAATGAATGGCAGACCTGCAGGAAATCATTATACAACTTTGCACGGACTAATTGCTGTACCATTAAACAAGTACAGATTTACAGTTATAACTTTTGAACATGATTCGAACATGTACTGGAGAAATACAGCAATGCGTGATGCACAAAGAGAGATTCTTGATTCGCTAGGATATTCTTTAGTTGTTAGACAAATACACGAAGACTGGTGGGTAGATCCAACAGCAATCGGTTTAGAGAAATATAGAGAGTATTTTAAATGGGACACTCTATAAACAATAAGACAGCAATTGTTACAGGAGCCAGCAAAGGTGTTGGATATGCAACTGTAAAACTTTTATCTGAAAATGGATATAAAGTTATTGCTGTTTCAAGAGATCTGTCTAAAGTTTCAGATTTAGTTGGGGATAATGTAGAAGTTTATCAAATGGACATTACAAATGATAACGAACTAAAAAGGTTTTATGATCAATACAAAGATATAACCTTAGATCTTTTGGTCAATAACGCAGGAGGAGGCTCTGGCCCAACTAGCATTATAAATGAGACTATGGATAATTTTAGAAGAGCATATGATATAAATGTTTCTGGTCCAATGTATCTATCTCAACTCTTTGTTCCATGTATGAAAAAGTCAGACTCTGCTACTATAATATTTATTAGTTCTCTTGGTGGAAAGTATCCATACAGGTCTGGCGGTAATTACACAAACGCTAAAAGAGGGATGATGGCACTTGTTGATACGATGAGGCTAGAGTTTCCAGAGTATGGAATTAAAGTTACTGAAATTTGTCCAGGAACAATTGATACGCAAAAAGAAAAAAGAGACATTGCTATAACTGCCGAAGATATGGCTGAGTCTATAAGATGGGTAGCAAGTCTGCCTAAACATGTTAACATAAACCATATAGAGATAAATCATATACTTAGCGGTAAATAATTTTTAACTCTCAACCTGTTATTTAGGGGAGAGTTTTGCTTTTTATAAAACTCTGCTATACTTAAGTCTTAATCCGTTTTTGAAAGGACGATACACATGTCAGATTTTTTTAGTTTTAAACTTCCAGAGGACTTCGTAGAAAAGTACAAGAGCCAAGAAAGCCCATTTGGGTTTAAGGATGCAGCAGAAAACTCACTTGGAGAAATTACTTTTATTCGTACTTACTCTCGTATGAAGGAAGATGGAACTAAAGAGAGATGGCATGAAGTTTGTCGTCGAGTAATCGAGGGTATGTATTCAGTTCAAAAGAACCATGCTAAAGAAAACCGCCTGCCATGGAACGACTACAAGGCTCAGAAGTCTGCACAAGAAGCATTCCAAAGAATGTTTGAATTGAAGTGGACACCGCCAGGACGAGGCATGTGGGCATTTGGAACTCCTATGACTATGGAGAAGAAGAATTCTGCAGCACTACAAAACTGTGCAATGGTTTCTACCAAGGACCTTGACAAGAATGATCCAGGAGCCTTGTTTGCTTGGGTTATGGATGCTCTTATGCTTGGTATTGGTGTAGGGTTTGACACAGTGGGACAGGATAAGAATTTTTCAATCTATACCCCAACAGAACCAGAACAAGTGTTCGAAATTCCAGACACTCGTGAAGGATGGGTAGAGTCAGTTAGACTTCTAGTCAACTCATACCTTAGAGCAAACCAGAGTATTCAGAAGTTTAATTATGATTTGATCAGACCTCTTGGAGCCCCTATCAAGGGCTTTGGAGGCGTTGCATCAGGACCTGCACCTCTTATCAAGTTGCACGACCAAATAGA